AGCGTGTCATTAACTCAGCCTTCCTTGACAAGGGGTATGACCAACAGGGTAAGTTTGAATTATCACTTGGAACATTGTCCGATTTTTTAAAGAACACAGAGGTTTAATATGAGGGTTGTAAAACGGGAACAAGAGCAAGCACAGCCAGATACCGCCTATCTTGAACGGTTGGCTGAAGAGTACAAGCGTTCTAAGGAGACACTTGCTGTCATTGAAAAGCGCACTAATGACATGAAGAAAGAACTGTCAGTTGCTGTTGAATCTTTCGGTGATCCAGATGATAAAGGACATCTTTGGTTGACAGTAGGTGATTTGGTCCTTAAGCGTGAGAAGCGTGTGTCTCGTTCATTTGATACACAGTCAGCAGAAGTGTGGGCTCGTGAGACGGGTCGCTGGGATGATGTGAAGATGGTGCTTGAAGTTCTTGATGAAGACAAGATCCTTGGTCTGGCATGGAATGACAAAGAACTTGAAGAGACCATCATGTCTTTTTACATTGAGAAAGAATCTTGGGCTTTTAAAGCATGAGAGATGTTCTTGATTTGTTTGGAGAACTTCCTGATTACCCAGGTAAGACCAAGCCAAAAAACCGTACCGATAGTGGTAATAAACAAAAAGACTTTGATGACCCTTTTAAAGGTGTCTCAAAGCGTATTGCCACCATCGGGGGAACACCTCGTGAGTTGTATACCATAGGTTCAGTTGCCAAGATACTTGGTCGCTCTGCGGTTACACTTCGTAAATGGGAGAGTAAAGGGTGGATTCCTGCTCCCACATACCGAACCTCAAAAGCAAGTGGTGCGGAGTTGTTAAACACCGACCGTAAGGGGTATCGTCTCTACTCCCGTGAGCAGGTGGAAGTGTTGTTAGAAGCACTGACACTAAGTAATCTCATGGGGGAGAGAAACCCTAGTTGGCAAGACGCCAACAATTGGGTATCTTTCATTAATCACACAAAAGCCAATTGGCCCAAGTAAGGAGCAAACAACATGGGAAGATGGGATAACGAGTTTGAGGATGACGAGACAGAGTTCTCTGAACCTTCTAAGTCAACCGCACCAACAGGTCTTACACGCAAGGCACCAAGCCTTGTAGAAGATGACGCACCTGCACGCAAAGTCGTTCGTAGTGGTTGGGGAAGCACCGACCGTTCAACACCAACGAGTAGCGATGATTTTGCAAAGCGTCTTAAGGTAACAGAGGACATTCAGATCATCAAGTTCATTGAGGACGCACCATACGCTCGCTACCGCCAGCACTGGGTAGAGCGCAAGGGTCAAATGTCTTTTACTTGTATTGCTGACATGGAGTCTGGCACTTCTTGCCCACTTTGTGAAGCAGGTAATCGTCCGTCATGGCGCTTTAACTTCAATGTCATTCTCTTGACAGCAGGGGAAGAGCCAGTGCTTCGTTCATACGAAGTTGGTGCACGAGTCATTGACCAGTTGAAAAACTTCAACGACCACCCAGCAATGGGACCTCTTCCTAAGCACTACTGGACAGTATCTCGTTCAGGTAAGGGAGCAACCACTGCTACCAACCATCAGATGGTTCGTGAGGGCGACCTTGATGAATGGGGTATTGAGGCATTGACTAGTGAAGCACTCAAGCATTTCAGTGGCACTGCGTATACCGATGAGATCATCCGTACACCATCTCGTAAGACACTCGCTGAAGTTGCACTTGAGATTCAGACAGACGACTGATGTCTTACGGCGTTGTAACAACGCTTGATGAAGTTAGGGAAGCCGTAGCCGTTATCCAAGCCCACGGAGCCTTTGCATTTGATGTGGAGACCCGTGGGAACTTGGAACGGCATCCCGACCTCTTAGAGTTTGTTGAATCAGATTGGAAGACACATCTTTCCAAGTTGAAGAGTCCTAGCCCAGAGATTGCTCGTAAGGCTAAGGAAAACATTGAGGCTAAATACCGCAGTGAACTTGCTCTTGACCCACTTCGTAATGAAGTGTTCTGGATCTCTCTTGCTACCTACGGTCATTCTTGGGCTATCCCAATGGGTCACCGTGTTGGTATCACTTTGGTACCAGAAGAAGTAGGTGATGGTTCTACAACACCTCCTGAGGGTTACCGAAAGAAGTTAAAGAACGGTGAGGAATCCATGGCTAAAGCCAAGTATGTGATTCCTGCTGTGATGTCTGAACCACCAGAGCAGTTAGATCGTTCTGAGGTGCTTGAGGTATTGCGACCATTGTTCTTTAGTGACGCTGTCAAGATTGGACACAATGTCAAGTTTGATGCTCGCTCTATTGGTAAGTACTACGGAGAGATTCCAGCGGGACCTTTCTTTGACACCATCTTAATGCAACACATCCTTGATGAGAACCTCATGAGTTACTCCATGGAGCAGGTAGTGCTCAACAACTTCCGTACACATTCGCATGGTCGTGAAGGGAAGTTGGGCGCAATCATTGAGCGTGTTCCATTTGATAAAGCGGCACGCTATGTACACCTTGACGCTCGTTGGACATGGTCTCTTTACACACGCATGTGGAGACTCATTAGTGCTAATGAGGAGTTGGAGAAGGCATTCAAACTGGATGTTGAAGTTGTCCGTGTTCTGATGGAAATGGAAGACAACGGAATCCTGGTGGATAGTCGTGCACTCAAGCGTTTAGGTAAAGAGTTAGATACCAAGTTGCGTGATGTAATTCTTGCTATCAGTGAGCATTCTTTTGTTGGGTTCAATCCTGACTCTAATCCACACAAGCAGGCTCTCTTATTCAACAAGAAGCGTGAAGGTGGTCTGGCGTTAAAGCCTGTGAAGAAGACAGCCAAGGGTGCTCCGTCTGTTGATGAAGAGTCACTCCAGAAGTTGAAGCATGAACATCCAGTGATCCCACTTCTCTTGGAATACTCTGAAACACAGAAACTTAAATCAACATATGTTGATGGTCTTATCCCTAAGTTAAACAACAGTAAGTTGCACCCATCATTTCACCTGCACCGAACAGCAACGGGTCGTCTGTCCTCTAGTAACCCAAACCTTCAAAACATTCCACGCTCATCCAGCATCCGCAGTTTGTTCGTTGCACCTGAGGGTCATCAGTTGCTTGTGGCTGACTACGACCAAATTGAATTGCGTGTTATGGCGATGTTCTCTCAAGATAAGCAGTTGCTACGAATCTTTAGAAACAACGAGGACATTCACGCAGGAGCAGCCGCATTGTTGTTTAAGAAGCCACTTGAAGAAGTGACTAATGAAGAACGACAGATTGGTAAGGGAGTTAACTTCCTCACTGCATACGGTGGTGGACCACATAAGTTGGCAAACACCACAGGCATCTCTGTAGATGATGCTCGTGAAATGATTGACCAGTACTACAAGCAGTTCGCAGGTCTTACCGAATGGAAACACCGTGTGATTGAAACAGGAAGAAGGAAAGGTTTTGTTTCCACCATTGCTGGTCGCCGTAGGCGATTGCCTGATCTTAATGACAACAATGACTACACAAGGTCACGGGCTGAGAGACAGGCTGTCAATGCTGTTGTCCAGGGTTCTGCGGCTGATATCTGTAAAGAAGCCATGGTAGACATCGCAAAGGTGTTGAGGAACACTGGAGCAAATTTACTTGTACAAGTTCATGACGAACTTGTGGTCTCTGTACCAGACGACATCATTGAAGAATTAACCCCCAAGTTCATGGAAGCCATGGGTCATGGTCGTATCGTTAGTGGTGTACCACTCGTTGTATCAGCAGATACGGCGTATAGTTGGGCGGAGGCTAAAGGATGAGTGCAATTGACAGGAGAATGTATTATCTGATGCTTTCCCCTTCTATGGGTCAAGGTTTTGCAGAAGATGTTGGTTTCTCCACACCTTCAGAAGAAGTACAAGAAGCGGAGACATACGAGGTAATTTCTCGCTGGGCTTTACTTACTTCTATGGGGTTGCTTGAAGAAATAATTCAATGTTCTGATTGGTTCTGTGAACTAAAGGACATCCATGAATTGTCTGAAGAAACTAAAGATGAGTTTCATAGAACACTTGTTTCACACGGCGTTGCTCTTGTGAATAAACTGTTGGACTCAGAAAAAGTTATTTTAATGCTGGAAGACACAGACCTACTTGATCTTGAAGGAGATGATTACGATGACTGATTGGTGGTCAAAGAAACTTGCTGGAGAGAACCCAACTCCACAGCGTTCACTTACAACTCCCCCCACTTCTCCTCCTTTGCGTATTCCTACATCTACTCCGATGCAGTCTCCACAACAGCAACAACAGAATGTTGTGCAACAAGGTGGTCGTCAAGAGTTACTTGACCCAAGCCGTGGAGCCAATGAGCAGATTGATATGAGCACTGCAATTCGTATGTGGCAAGGTGGGGAAGCCACACGAAAAGAAGGTAACATGACCTGCCCAGATTGCGGAAGCATTTATGTTTTCAGCAGAACGGGGCGTGGTCATAACACCATGATTAACGGTGCAAGCCCAGCACCACGCTGTTACGAGTGTGGTTGGAACGGCATGTACGATCAAGCACTACCGAGGTAACAAAATGTCAGAATACGAATCACTTCAATCCATCATCGCATCAGTTAAGAAGAAGTACGGTGATGGAAGTATCGTCCGAGGTTCTGATGTTCGTGAGATGATCCCACGCATCACCACTGGTGTCTTGTCCTACGACTTAATGCTTGGCGGAGGTTGGCCTGTTAACCAGTGGAGTGAAATCATCGGTGAAGAGTCATCAGGTAAGACCGCTATGGCATTCAAGACCATTGCGGCTAACCAAGCACTTGACCCAGAGTTTTGCGCCATGTGGATTGCGGCTGAGGACTTTGTTCCTGAGTATGCAAAGGCAATTGGCGTAGACCTTGATCGCCTCTGGATTGTAGAGAACAACATCATGGAGCAGGTGTATGACCTTGCTATCCGTGCGCTGGACAACCGTGCAGTTGACATGATTGTTATTGACTCTTTGCCTGCGCTTGTTCCAGACGCAGAAGCAGAGAAGATGATGGAAGAGTTCACCGTTGGTCTTGGTGCTCGCCTTACTGGCAAATTCTTCCGCAAGTCTTCTAAGTCACAGAAGCGTTCATTGATTGAAGACGACCGTGGTTGCACTGGTCTCATTATTAACCAGTGGCGTGAGAAGATCGGCGTTATGTGGGGAGACAACCGCACCACACCAGGTGGTAAAGCAAAGAACTTTCACTACTTCTGTCGTGTTGAAGTCAAGCGTGATGAATGGCTCAAGGAGAAAGACGAAACCGTTGGTCAGTCAGTCAAGGGTCGTACCATCAAGAACAAGACACACCGCCCACAGCAGTCAGCCATTGTTGACTTCTACTTTGCAGATGCAACTAACTTTGAGTTTGGCGACTTTGATGTCATCAAGGACATGGTAAACATCGGCATTGCATCCAACATCATTGAGCGTGCAGGTGCGTTCTACTCATACGGTGGAGAGCGTTGGCAGGGTAAGGACAAGGCACTTGCTGGTGTCCGTGAAGACCTTGACATGCAAGCAAGCCTTCGCAAGGATGTCTTTGAGAAGCACGGTATTGAACTGTGAACCTTGAAGATAAGCGCCAGATCATGAAGACTTCTCGTAAGCAAGAGCAGAGAACTGCTGACACTTACAAGGGAAGCCGTAATGCTGGCTCAGGCTCTTTCTGGTTGCGTAAGAACGATGTGCGTTCAGCAGAGTTTTTATTTGAAAACAAGTTCACTACTAACAAGAAGTCCATCACCTTAAAAGAGGTTGACCTTCGTGAGTTGGTTGAACGAGCAATCGTAGAAGACAGGATGCCAGTGCTTCAGTTTGACCTTGCAGGTCGTAGGTATGTAGTTCTTGCTGAAGATGATTTTATTGAAATGACAGGTGCAGAATGACACTCAAGACAGAAGACATGAAGAGGCTCTTAAACAGCCCTCACAGGCTCTTAGCGCCCGTTGAACGACTTTTGTTGGAGCAGAATGTCAAGAACAACGAAGAGCGTGATTCACTGCATTTACATCCTTCTGAGATTTGTAAAAAGGATTGGTGCCCACGGTCATCTTGGTACAAGATCACTGGATACCCAGGACCATCAGAGTCTTTTTCTTTACAGCGTTTAAACATTTTTGCTGAAGGTCACCTTATCCATGAGAAGTGGCAGAAGTG